AGTAACCCATTATCTGACAGCCAACAAGTTAAAATCACGTGCTCAGGATTATTTAAGCTTGCTAATTAAGTTGTATAAAGCTAAAAAACCAATTCGTTTTGTTATTAGTAGTACCGCTGTCAGTATTAAAATGACGATTGCTAGGTTTACGTTTGGCTTTAAAGATGGTTATGCAGATGAATACGCCTGTACTTTATCCTTACGTGAATATCGATCGTATGCGGCTAAGCGTGTGAAGCCAAAAAAGAAGAAAAAGAAAGTTGCTAAGAAGGGGAAAACACGGAGTAAATCTGCAGTAAAAGTTAGCCGTGGTTCAGTTGTGGTTGCTACGGGCTCTCTATACAGTACAGCAGTTGGGGGAACAAAACTAAATGCAACTGTAAAAAATCGCACGGTAAAAGTAATGTTGATCTCACCAAATGCGAAATATCCGTATTATATCCAGACATTAACTAATCAACCTTTAGGCTGGATTAGCAAAGCTAATGTTAGGGGGTCGTAGAAATGGGAGTATCATTGTTTACGATTAAGACCAAAGGGGCTAAAAGCTATTGGGATATTCGTAAGTTAGCTAGTAACGTTAAATGGACAACTGATGTAGATTATTCTGCCGGCCAATTGACATTTGATTTAGTTGAAACTAACGAAGGCTTTACGCCGAAAAACGGCGATGAAGTTCGCTTTTGGTGGAATGATGCTAAAACATTCTACGGTCGGATCTTCGATATAAAATATACTTCTGACGAAAAATTTAGCATTACAGCTTATGATAATTTGCGATATTTAAAAAATGAGGATACATTAGTATTTCCCTCTTCCACACTAACTCAACGATTTACCCAAGTATGCAAATTGGCTAAAATTCCCCATAAAGCTAAGGTGGTAACCAAGCATAAATTATCACCGGTTTTAAATGATGATAAAAGTTATTTTGACATGTTAAAGTCCAGTATTAAGGAAGCTCGTAAAGCCAATGGCAATCATTACTTTGTTGCCGATCACTATGGAACAGTTGAATTACGTAAAGCTCCCTATTATCGAACTAAAATTATTTTAGGAGATAAGTCTAGTGCTGAAAGCTTTACATTTGAGAAGTCGATTGATAATGCTTATAACGCCATCAAAGTGGTTAAAACTAGTAAGAAGGAAAAAGCTAAAGTAACGGCCACTAAAATTGTCCAAGCTGGTAAGCAGGGCAACACATTGCAACGTTGGGGAAAACTGCAAAAGATTGAAAAAGTAACTAAGGATAAGACCAATTTAGCTCAGATGAAAGTTCGGGCTAGTAATTTGTTGAAACTATATAATCGGCAAACCTATAAACTGAGCATTACTTGTACAGGTAACCAAGCATTAAGGGCTGGTAATTCGGTATATGTAAAACTATCCAGTTTAAAAGATATTGGTTTAGGAACCAAGCAATTGGTTATTACCAAATCAACCATCACATTTGACCCGAATTACACTGCTGATTTAGAAATCAAGGTGAGAATGTCATGACAGGTGATACATTATTAGACATGATTAATAGCCGTGGAGGCAACCCCAATGAATATAGTGACATCGTTCCCGGGAAAGTGATTAGCATTTCACCATTAAAAATTCAATATTCATCAACGGCAATTTTAACTGAAGATTTTTTAACTTTAGGAGAACACGTGACTAAGCATACAGTTAAAATGACTTACCAAGATCGTTCAGATGATGGTGATATCAAACGAACAGAAACCGTTACAATTGATCAATCGTTAAAAGTGGGTGATGGCGTATTAATGTTGCGTGGTGATGGTGGTCAACGTTTTTTAGTTTTAGAAAAGTTAGGTGACACAAATTGAATGATGAATTAGATGAAGTCCAAGATTTAACAGATGATGCTAGCATTCCAGTGGTAACTGAAACGGAGGCAGACGATGATATCGATCAAAACCTTAACGATGATGGCAGTCCAACCACAGGTGAAACTGATGATGTGGAAGAAGAAACTTCCCCCACCTACACTTACCAGGTTAAGGCTGGGCGAATTATTCAAATGACGGATGGCAAAGATGCAATGCTACAGGCAATCGATAAATTGCTACAAACGGTTCGATTTGCTTATCCAATCTATGATGAAGATTATGGTCATGATTTAGAAGATCTGTTAGGCAAAGAGTTACCGTATGCTCAAACAGAAGTCGAACGATTACTAACAGAGGCTTTAGAAGCAGATGATCGGGTTTTAGATGTGGAAGTACAAGATATTGTGCCTGACACTAAAGGTTTTCTGACTGTAACGGCATTGGTTACCACAATTTGCTCCTATACTGAAATTTGGTACCAAAATCATTAGATTTTGTGTCATAATGATAAAAATCAGAATAGGAGTTTTTTTATGAAATATTATTCAGATGAATTTAAAAACAACATCGTTAAGCTTTATCACAATGAAAATCGTTCAAAGAAATCCTTAGCCAATGAATATGGGGTTCATCCAACCACCATCAGTCATTGGATCAAGCGGGCCAAATTAGTTGAACTACCTGACGGTGGCGTAACGAGTGTTGAAGCCTTCAAGCAACTACAGAAAGAAAACCAGCAGTTAAAAGAAGAAAATGAAATTTTAAAAGCAGCGGCGGTGTTACTGGGAAGGCATTAGGCAAAGTTAAAGCCATAGACTTTATCAACGAACAATTATGTAAACACCGCCTCTGGATAATCTTGAAAGCCTTAGGGCTTTCTAAAAGTACGTATTATCATTGGAAACACTATCAGATAAGTCGTCATGATAAACAAGATACGATTTTAAAAAGCCAGATCTTTGAAATTTGGAAAAATAATTATAAAGCCTATGGGTACCCTCGGATCACAATTGCCATGAGAAGACTTGGTGTAGTCATTGGCCCCAATCGTGTCTACCGATTAATGCAGGAGTTAGGCATTCGATCACTAATGGGGCGGCGCTTTAAGAAGCCAGGCACTCATGTAGATTATTCTCAACGGCCTAACTTGATTAAGAACCATCCAATTGGAACTATTTGGCGTGCTGACATAACCTACCTAGAACTAAGACCAGGCACTTGGGTTTATCTAAGTACCATCTTTGACCAAGCTAGTAAGCAAATCATCGCTTTCAACATTGGCAAGGAGATGGCATCGAAACTGATTATTAAGACATTGTTGCAAGCCTTGAGCAGGGCTTCTAAGCCAACCTTTTTGCACTCTGATATGGGTTCACAATACACCAGTATTGCTTATGAAGGCCTGTTAAAGTGGCACCAGATTAGGCATTCATATTCCAAACAAGGTTATCCATATGATAACGGTCCGCTCGAAGCTTTCCATTCGCTACTTAAACGAGAATTTATTTTTCAAACACGTTTTACTAGTTTTGAGGACTTAGTCCTCAGAGTTGAAAATTACATTAACTGGTATAACACCGAAAGAATTAGGATAAACGGCTAATTTTTTTAGTACCAAAACTTGACGTAGGAGCATTTATGGAGAAATTAGTATTAGTCCGGAGGTGATGATTAATGAGTCCTAGTGAATTAGTTGCAGAAATTCGTAGTCATGATTTTGATTACTATCTAGATGAATTGATGGATAATGTTAGTGACGATGTGGATAAACGGGAGGGATCCATTATTTATGATGCTTTGGCTCCCGCTGCAACGGTTTTGGCCGAAGAAGCAATTACTTTGGCTAACACGATTGAATTTATTTATACGCAAACTTCCACGGGTGAGTTTCTAGATTACCGTGCTGTTGAACGAGGAACCAGTCGAATCGCTGCCACCAAAACGCAAGTTAAAGCCACTGCTATTGATCGAAATAATCTACCTGTTACAAATATTCAAATTGGTGATCGGTTCGCTTCGATTGGGGATGAACCGATTTTTTATACCGTCATTAAAGTAACTGATGATATTAAAACGCAGCTTAGTTCGCCACAGACAATTGCTGACAAAGGCGGAGCAACTTTTTCAGCTATGGCTACTGATGTCACCGCACCAATAATTATTTTAGAAGCAGAAGAGTTGGGCACTAGGCCCAATGGATACAAAGGCCAAATCTTACCAGTTTCCTATAACGATGTCTTAAGCTATGCCGAAATTACAGAAATAACGGTACCGGCTAGAGACAGTGAAAGTGACGATGATTTACGAACACGTTTATTGTCTCCGGACACTTACAATGCTTATGGTGGTAATATTGCAGACTACGTTGATATGTTAGACCGAATTGAAGAAGTTGGTGCAGGACAAATATAACCCGCTTGGCAAGGAGGCGGAACTGTAAAATTAGTTATCGTGGATAATAATTTCTTACCAGCGTCAGATGAATTAATCGCTTCGGTTCAAAATGAAATTGATCCAGCTCCAGGTGGAAGTGGTTATGGATTGGCTCCTATTGACCATGTTGTAACAGTGGCTACACCGACAGAATTAAAAATAGACATCATTAGCACAATTACGTTTGCTACAGGCATTGATGAAACAACTGTAAAAAATAATATTAATCAAGCATTGCAATCTTACTTTGGTAATTTAAGAAAAGGTTGGGCAGTAATTGATGCTACCATTGGCCGGGGATATAACGTAACTGTTTATCGTTCACAGATCTTAGCGGAGATTTTAAAAATTAACGGCGTAACTAATGCCACTTTGCCGACCTTAAATGATCAGGAATCTGACTTGAAATTACAAGCGACTAATGAAACTTCTGAATTACCAGTTTTAGGGACGGTGACATTGAATGACTAAATTAATGGATTACTTACCGGATTATTACCAAGGTGTTCGGGAAATGGACCGATTGCTGAATGGAGAGCAATTGACACTGGATGAACTAGAGACATTTGTACGTCAATTTTTAAGCAATCAATTTGTGACCACTGCGGATGAAACCGGGGTTAAGTTAATGGAATCTGAGTTAAGTATTGTCCCCAATAGTACTGATACACTGCAACAGCGTAAAAATGTGATTCTGCTGAGACTATTACCGCCTGCAGCCATTACATGGCCATACTTTAAGCAATTAATCCAAAACCTGAATATTCCGATTGACCTTCAACAAGATGTCATAAAGCAAACAGTTTCGGCGATGTTTTATAATAGGCTGCCAACCTCAACAGAGATTAAACAGCTTCAATATATTTTTAATACATTGATTCCAGCAAATATGGTGACCAAATTATTTACACCGACTGAAACCCAAGTCAGCTTTAAGCAATACTATGGCATTGCTACGGTAATTCAGGTTGAAACAGTAGTAAATGCGAAAGGAGCAAATTAATGAGTGAGTATCATGATTCCCAACTAACCGCTTTTGGTGCTGATTTAGCCCAGCGCGCCAGCAACGGTGACACTAAATTCACAATTACCAAAGCGACTTCTACGGCTGATGATTTAAGCCAAACAGATTTAAGCCAATTAATTACATTACCACATGAAAAGCAGACTGGTGAAATTGATCGAATTTTGCCTGATCCAAATGGTGGAACGAAAGTTAAAGGAACAAAAGTTAGTTTTGATAATTTAAACTTAACTGAAAGCTATCCCATCCAGGCGATGGGATTGTATGCCAAAGAAGATGTCGATGGAGCTAAAGAGCAACTTTATGCAGTTACCACTGCGGCTGATCCAGAAACAATGCCCAAGTCTGATTCTGCCATTATGTTTACTTTTGCCGTTTCGATTTACGTTGTGGTTGGTAATGCCAAACAGGTTACAATTAATGTAAATCCTGATAGTTTTGCAACTAAGGAATATGTAGCCGATGCCATTGCTAACGTTAAGGTGGATACGTCTGATTTAGCGAAGTTAAACCAAGATAATTACTATACTGGTGATAATCAGTTTAAGTATGATCCAGTTAATAAAGATGGGGATGCCTATGGGCTTGCGAAAAATATTGATACTAAAGTAACTGATAACAAAGACGGATCAGTTGTGATTAACGGCAAGACGTATGTGCCCGCCGATGATACCAAGGTGGTCCACAAAACTGGTGATGAGGAAATTACAGGAACTAAAACCTTCGACACGGCACCCATTGACAAAACGACTGGTAATCCCTATATCACCAAAGATGGGGTACCGGCGGTGCCTTCAACTTTAGCTGATACCACTAAGTTGGCCAACTTTACTAAAGGGCTGCAGAAGAATGGGAAAGATGTAGCAACCGTTGATCAAGTTGGTTCTATGATTAAACCATCCAGCGCTAATACGCAAGACAGTGCGCTTTCAGATTCTAATAATGATACAAGTTCATACTTTACATGGGAGTGATAGTAAATGGGGATTGTTCATAATAGTAAATTGGTTTGGGGAATTGCGCACAATGGTAAAAAATTAAAAGGCCTAGCTAGAAATGGTAAACGCATTTTTCCGTTAGATATTAGAAGTACAAATACCGCTACTCATAATATTGACGAATTGAACGGCGATGGTAATGGAAACTTGTGGCTAGATTCTACGGTCGTTGATGGTAGCACTTATATTTTAACGACAGATAGAAACGGCAATTTAAGTGTCTCAAAGATTATCGATAATAAAACTTTGGAAGCACCAGTGATCAGTCTTACCGGCCCCACCACTAGTTACTTACCTACAGGGCATATTGAAACTGATCATGCGGGAAACATTATTCTAGCGATTGTTGGCATTATAGCTAAATTTGATTTGACCAAAGCGGGCACAAATAAAGTAGTTTGGGGAAAGCAATATCCTGATGATGATTTTGTGCCTAATCGAATTGCCATAGATTCCGAAAATGGTATTGTTGTTGTTGGCACTGGTTCTAACATCTTTGCTTATTACTATGATAAAGATGGCAATTACAAAGCTCAAATGGGTCTGAGTAATACGATTGGGGAAGCTGTGGCGATTGATGCGGATGACAATATCTATATTGGTTTTGATCTGTATTACAATGGTGAATCACAAGATGGGATTATTAAATACTCTCCTCAATTAACAGCTAGATTGGAGGACTGGAACTTTTCGTTAACTTCGATGCCGACAGCAATGATTATCTGTAATGATTTTGTGTATGTCTCAACATATGGTGATGGTGCCAGCGATTCACTTTTTAGAGTTACCCTCAATAGTGAAACTGGTCAACTTGATAAAAGCTATTCCACACCAAACGATGCCCGATGTCTTGATATGTTTTTTGACAGGGGTGGTTTATTCATTTTTTGTGGTGCAATAACACCAATAGCCAAATTAATATTCAAAAATGTGATTGGGACGGTACTAGTGTATGGGTTTCAGAAACTGTTAATGCCAAAGGTGCTAGGGCAAGTATGGATTCTAAAGGCGTTATTTATGTTATATCCCCATATGATATTAACGGTAGCACAACACAAGATGTTACCGCGTTAAGCGTTGGTAAGGATGTTAGCGGGATCCCATCCGTCAAATAAGCAGAACAATAAACGTATTTTAGTATTAGTTTTGTGAGGAAGGTGTGCTATAATGAATTTTGTTGGTAGCTTCCCCGGTTACTAACCATATTTCAAAAGATATTACCTTCACAGATATCTTTTCCGAATTGTATTCATAATCTTGCCCCATATATGATTTAGCATCTATCTCCCCAGATAGGTGCTTTTATTTTACAATATTAGGACTATAATATTTGCAAGGCTATCGTGTTTAGGACACGTTAGTCCACTACCATTCATGCGTTAACATAGTATTCATCCATCCGATGAATACTTTTCTTTTGCCGTAATTAATGGTTTGCAACCGAAGTGAAAACTCATATAATCCTAGTTATGCACTGGTTTTCTTATGTGCATAAATGATTAATTGCCCCCCTCGGTGGATTAATCGTCAATATATAAATTGTTACACTAAACATCTACTTTCAGGTAGGCGTTTTTATTTAAGGGGTTCCTGAAAGGGTTCTTGAATCCAAAAAGCTAATTATGGCTGTTATCTCTTGTTGAATCATGTTATATTGTCTACGTTAATAGGACGTTTATTGACGATAAATTGATAATTCAACCTGCATAGTTTCTTTAACTAGTGTCTATCCCACGCTTGGGATAGGCGTCATTTTGTGCTTAACTGTTTACATTAAAAATGAATGTTTTATAATATGATTAAGGTTGATGTACTGACATACGCATTGACCCGCCCCCCTTAATATGAGTAACTTCTAACAGTTAACTCGTGTTATGTATTACCCTCACTAATTAAAGTATCTACTCTAGATGGTAGATACTTTTTTTAATAATGGGTGTAGAATGAATCGGCGGTCTGAAGTATTTTGTGGATTGATTTTGAATATTCGATCTTGTTGTTTTTTTAAAACAATTTTGGATCCTATTAATTTTAAGACAAATTGCTATTGCAAACGAGTGTTAGGTTGAATGCTTGACACAGTTTACACTTCACAAATACACTGGGAGTACGCAATAATTCTTATATGGAAAAGGAGACTTATATAATGCCTATTTTATCTGAAGAGATGAAAAAAATGGTTGGAAAACAATTACCATTTCTAGCAACTGCGGATGAGAATGGAGTGCCTAAAGTTGGCCCTAAAGGATCGTTACATGTACTGGATGATTCACATCTTTTGTATTTTGAGCATACCTTTCGACATGCCTATCACAACTTGCGGCAAAACAACTATGCGGCAGTAGCTGTGGCTGATAGAGAGGCTCAGAAGGGCTTTCGATTTGAAGGAACAGCTCGGATTTATGAAAATGATTCCGTATCTAAAAAGTATTTACCCCCGAAAATTTTTGACCGTTTTCCACGTGCAGCAGTGGTCATTATTGATGTGGAGCACATTTTTAAGTTGGATAACACTTTAGAAGCGGGTACACAAATCAGTTAACATTATCAGCATAACAAATATATACAAATTAGCCGTCTACGGAAATAGATGGCTTTTCTTTTGACCAAAAACAGAAAGGAGCGTGAGGCCATTGCCATTAAGCGATGAGGATCATCAAATGCTATTGAAACATGGCAAAGAACTATCGGATCACGAACGTCGGATTACTGATCTTAACAATAAAATGACTGACACTTTAAAGAGTGTTGATGAAAGTAACAAATATTTACGGGAGCAAAACAATCATATTCTGGAAGCAATCATCAAAGGAAATGAAAAGAATGACACTCACAAGCAAGAGATGGAAGTAATTAACCGGCAAAACTTGTGGAAGGTGGTCACCATTGCCATTGGATCCAGCTCCGTGATTTATTTGATTCTACAACAGTTAATTCATGTTATTCATTAGGAGGAATTTAAAATGTTAGATAAAAAGTATTGTACCGCTTCAATTTTGTTTGCTGCTAATGTGGTTGATGGTGGTCGTACGATTGATGAAGTACCGGCACCATTTAAAACGGATGTTCAGGCGCTGTTAAAAACGGACGAATCAGCTCAGACAACGTCAGTTAAGCAAATCGTACCAGTAACCTCTGTTGATACTGCAAAGCAAATTGTTGTTGTGAAATCTACTGACACTCTCACGAAAGAAGGCTAATTATGAATTTAA